ACCTGCCAATCACTAAGAACATTTATCAGGGTGACTTTATAGGATTCGGTGGTGCTAAGAATTACAGACCGAACACCTTAACCTATAAGTTCCCTGAGATTGTAAAGGAAGAAATCATAATAGCACCGCATACAAAGTACTTCGCAGTGAATGATTTGCGTGATGCAATCGCAATGCCCCTTACTGATAAGTTAGAGAATAGCAGAGTTAAATTCATTCAACCGACTGCGTGGGTGCATGATTCAAATGAGGATGACAGAACAGATGCTTTTTATGAACTCTGCACGGAGGTTGAATATATTCAGAATATGGCAACCTGCGTTGACTTCGTAGATGAGAAGACTGCTAAGAAGATTAAAATCAATTTAAACTATCTCATCCGTGAGGGGTTAGAAGTTAACCCTGCTGATTTTGACGGTGAGGGAAACTATGGCAGTTCTAATTTGATTGAGTTGTGGTGTGCTGTAAATGAGTTAAAGTTGAGAGCGTTGGAACTGTGCAGAGATAATGCTGATTTTGAAACCTGCGTTATGGGTGACCCCGAACCAATCCAAGGCGAAGGATACGTTATGATCTCACGGTTCGGTTATTTCAAGTTGGTTGATCGTCGTGAGTTTAGTTACAACAATTTCACTAATAGTAATCGGAGGTTCGCAGTAGCATGAAATGTAGACAGTTAAGGCGACACGCTAAAAAGTTGGGTTGGTACATCATTCGTTACGGTGGGAGGCATGAGGTGTGGGGTCATGATGATCATGATCAGCACGTCACTATCCCTTATAATGCCAAAGACTATGTTGGCAAACTCATTTTAAGACAGTTGGCAGCATAAGTCAATCGTTCGTGAATCAGACAGTCCCCCCCGTGATGGGGGGGCGTTATATTAAAAGCGATGGATCCCCTAAGCTATAAACGACCCAGATCGACCTTTCGATATCAAGACATATCAAAAAATTTTTTCCCATATATAATTGCGAAGTAAGATTCAAATATATGAAAAAAAATTCTGGGAAAATTTTTGAATCCATACAGGTCGATTCAGTAACTAATCATTATTATGTCGAAATACCAGAATGGGTTGTTAATGATTTTGGTTGGTATGAAGATACTGAAATTGAACTAAACCTAGAAGGTAAAGAAATCCTTATTAAAGAAAGAGAAGATGACTAACCTACGTCCTACATTTCACGTATACGATAAGAACAACAATCCTGTATCTGGATTAATTAATCTTGAAGAGGAAGATCTTATTGACAAAATTACAGATCATGAGATAGACTTTAAAGAACATGAAGTTTTAAGAGTCGAAGGTGATGGAGAAATGACAGATGCATCCTATTAATATTTTTGAAACGCCCCTTTGGATACATGAAAAGAAACTTCCTGAAGGAATACATCAATGGGCATTAGATTTTAAAAGAGAATTTCCCTGTGGTACAAGGAGATCAAATAAAGGAGGTTATCAAAGTGAACCATACAATGCTTTAGATAATCTTCCTTCTGAATATGAAGATTATATAAAAGATACTTTAAAAGAATTACCTGGTTTTTATTTTAATAATTGGTGGTTAAACATTAATTACAAAGGTAATCATAATGTAGTACACACTCATCCAAATAGTGATTTATCAATTATTTGGAATATAACTGATAATTATGAATTATTAAACTTTAGATCTCCACATGCTCATACAAGATGGGGTTTATGGAAGGCAACAGGTTATGAAATTGAACGTAGTATTAGTGCTAAAGCAGGAACTATTATAGTTTTTCCTTCTGATCTTATACATTATGTTTTACCACATGAATTAGAATCACCTAGAATTACGATATCAATGAATTTATCTTTAAAGTTAGATTGACAATTGCTATATAAAATGATATAATTGATTTGTAATTACAAGACGTTATGGCTAAAGGATTTACAGTTAAAGCAAAATCTCCAGCAGTGAATAAAGCACCCGAATGGGATTATGATAAAGCGAAGGAGTTGGTAAAAGGAAAAAGCATAGTTTTCTGTTTACCTGGTAGAGGAGTAACATATACTTACTTAAAAGCATTCGTACAACTTTGTTTTGATCTAGTACAAGCAGGTGCTAGTATTCAGATCTCTCAGGACTATTCATCTATGGTGAACTTCGCTAGATGTAAGTGTCTTGGTGCTAATGTATTAAGAGGTCCAGACCAAATACCTTGGGATGGTAAGTTAAAGTATGATTATCAACTATGGATTGACAGTGATATTGTTTTTAATACTGAGAAGTTTTGGCAACTCGTATTAATGGATCAAGATATCGCAGGTGGTTGGTATTGTACCGAAGATGGTAAGACTACTTCTGTAGCACATTGGTTAGAAGAGGATGATTTTCGTAGTAATGGTGGAGTGATGAATCACGAAACTATCGAAAGTATATCCAAACGTCGTAAACCTTTCACAGTAGATTATACTGGTTTCGGTTGGTTGTTGATTAAGAAAGGAGTCTTCGAGCATGAAGGAATGCCTTATCCTTGGTTCGCACCGAAGATGCAGGTCTTTGAATCAGGAGAAGTGCAGGATATGTGCGGTGAGGACGTTTCTTTCTGTCTTGATGCGAAGGAAGCAGGTTTTGAAATCTGGTGCGACCCTCGGATACGTGTAGGACATGAAAAATCAAGAATCATATAAGTACAATATTTTCTGTAAGGACTCTTTAATCTTTGAGAACCTTACAGAAGATGAGTTCTTTGAGAAAATGGATGAATTATCTCAAGAATATTACGAAAATGGGACACCTCATCCAACTGATTTAAGACATGAAATGTTAAAGGAGTAATTTTTAATGGCACGAATGAAAAAAAGTCTCAGTGGAGACATGTTTGTAGAGGCAATTCCGAAAAAGTCTCGTCAAGGGAACGGAAAACACTCAAAATACTCTGCTACATCCCGTAACTCGACTCGAAAGAAGTACAGAGGACAAGGAAAATGACCAAAAGCGTCTCGAAAGAGGCGTTTTTTAATGCAATAAAATATTTCTTAAGAAAGCAGTATAAATAAATCTAGAAAACTACTGCTAAATGAATGAAAACGAGGATATCCAGAGCATTTAAGGATATTAGTCTATCTTTTAACCCTCATCCCGTCACAAATGACATTACAGTTATTAAGAATGAGAACGCAATTAAGAAATCTGTAAGGAACTTAGTTCAGACTATTCCTGGAGAAAGGTTTTTTAACTCTATCTTAGGTACTGATATAAGGAGCAGTCTTTTTGACTTCGTTGATTTTGGTACAGCATCAGTTATAGAGAAACAAATACAGACTACAATAGAAAATTTTGAACCTAGAGTTGAAAATTTAAATGTAGAAGTGTTTCCTAGACCAGATCAAAACGAATTTGAGGTTAATATATACTTCGATATCATCGGACAGCAGTTTCCTTCTCAAGCATTTCAATACATATTAGAAGCCACTAGATAATATGCCTTTTACTAAATTTACAAATCTCGATTTCGATCAGATAAAAGAGTCGATTAAGAGTTATCTTCGTGCTAATTCCGAATTTACGGGATTTGACTTTGAAGGTTCCAACTTTTCAGTCTTAATTGACACGTTAGCATACAATACTTACATTACTGCTATTAACTCTAACATGGTTATTAACGAATCCTTCTTGGATTCTGCTACTGTTAGGGAAAATGTTGTTTCTTTAGCACGTAATATAGGTTATGTACCTCGTTCTAGGACTGCTGCTAAGGCAACTGTTAACTTTCCTGTATCAGTTGACAATTCAACTGTTCCAAACACGCAACCAATCTACTTAAAAGCAGGTTTAGTATGTACTGGAAACCAATCAAATAGCACATATAGTTTTTCTATACCTGATGATATAGAAGCAAATATGGTAAAACATGAGGCTAACTTTGGAACTGCTACTAATCCAATTACAGTATACCAAGGAACCTATCTTTCTAAGGAATTTATTGTTGATGGGTCACTTGATCAGAGGTTTATATTAGATAATTCATATATTGATACGTCTACAATCGTTGTATACATCAATACACCTATTTCAACTGGGGTATATCGTACAGGAAAGGGTATTTTATACAAAAAAGTTGATAATATTTTAAATATTGATTCTACTTCAGAAATATATTTGATACAAGAGGTACAAGATGAGAGATATGAGTTACTTTTTGGTGATGGTATCTTTGGTAAGAAGTTAGAAAACGAAGCAAAGATCACTGTACAGTATATTGTTACAGATGGTAAAGAAGGAGATGGTCCAAGTAACTTTACTTTCTCTGGAAGTATAGAAACTGCTGATGGAGTCAGCGTGGAATTAACAGGAACCCCCTTAGTAAGCACTGTTTCTCGTGCAAGTAATGGTGGAAACATAGAATCCCTTGATTCTATCAAATACTACGCTCCTAGACTCTATTCGGCACAGTATAGAGCAGTCACAGCAAGGGATTATGAGACAATTATTCAACAAATTTACCCAAATACTGAAAGTGTGTCGGTAGTTGGTGGTGAAGAGATGGATCCACCTGAATTTGGAAGCGTTTTTCTTACAATTAAACCAAAAAATGGAGATTATGTGTCCGATTTTGACAAAAATCAGATACTTTCCGATTTAAAGCAATATTCTTTGACTGGAATCAACCAAAAAATCTTAGATTTGAAAGTTTTGCATATTGAAGCAGAATCATACATCTATTATAACACTGCTAAGGTTGAAAGTATTGATGGTTTGAGAACAGAATGTATTCAGGGTCTTACATCTTACGCTAATTCCATAGATCTTAACAAATTTGGAGGAAGATTTAAGTATAGTAAAGTTTTAACTGTTATTGACCAAATTAGTGATGCAATAACTTCCAATATTACAAGAATAAGGATTAGAAGAAACTTAAATGCTCTTGTAAATCAATTTGCACAATACGAATTGTGTTTTGGTAACGAATTTAATGTTAAACCAGATGGATTAAACATAAAAAGCACTGGATTTAGGATTTTAGGTGTAGATAGTACTGTTTATTTGACAGATATTCCAGATTTTAACCAAAAAACAGGAACAGTAGAGATTATAAGGGAAGATATAACAGATGGATCAAAAATAGTGATTGTAGAAAATGCAGGTACAGTAGATTATGTGAAAGGTGAGATAAATCTTACAACTATTAACATAACATCGACTGATAAAGAAAATAATATCATTGAAGTTCAGGCATTTCCTGAATCTAATGATGTTATAGGTCTTCAAGACTTATATCTGAAATTTTCCATTGCTGATAGTTCGATAAATATGGTTAAAGATACAATTACATCTGGGGAACAAATATCTGGTCTTGGATATAATGTTACATCAAGTTATAACAATGGGGAATTAACAAGAGAATAATATGATCACAACAGGTATTGATAAGAGAGTACAAGTTCAGCAATTAATTGATAATCAACTTCCAGAGTTTATATTAGCTGAAAGTCCTAAAACTGCTGATTTTTTAAAGCAATATTACATTGGACAAGAGTATCGTGGCGGTCCAATTGATATTAGCGATAATTTAGATCAATATTTAAAGTTAGATAACCTAACTCCAGAGGTAATAACAGGAAGAACTGCACTTTCTGCAGGTATTACTACGGATGCTACAACTATTAGTGTTGATAGTACTAAAGGATTTCCTAATCAATACGGTCTTTTTAAGATTGATGATGAAATTATTACATATACTGGATTAACAACCAATAGTTTTACTGGATGTGTTCGTGGATTTAGTGGAATAACTACATATCATGCTGAAAATGCTCCAGGTGAGTTAGTTTTCTCTACATCTAGTACTGCGACACATGAGAATGATGCTGTTGTTGTTAATTTAAGTACCCTATTTTTACAAGAATTTTATAAAAAACTTAAAGTTACTTTAACTCCTGGATTAGAAAATGTAGATTTTGTATCTAATCTGGATGTTAGTAACTTTATTAAGGAAGCGAGAACATTTTATGAAGCAAAAGGAACAGAAGAATCCTTTAGAATACTCTTTCAAGTATTATATGGTGCTGATCCAAAAGTTATTGACCTAGAAGAATTCTTAATAAAACCATCTTCTGCAAAATATATTAGACGTGAAAGAATAGTTGCTGAAAAATTATCTGGAGATCCTGTAAAATTAACAGGTCAAACTGTATTTAATTCTAAGGATTCTCAAACAAGTGCTTCTATATCAGAAGTTGAACTTGTTACGGGTATTCCTGGAACTACTAATGAGTATTATGCTTTAGATATTTTTGTTGGATATGATGATGAGGAATATGTTACTGGAACTTTTAATGTTCCAGGAAAAACCCGTGTTATAGGTGATGTTAGTGTAGGTTCATCTGTTATTACAGTGGACTCTACAGTAGGTTTTGGTGCTACTGGAGTTTTGGTAGCAGGAAATGCTGCTGCTGGTATTAATACTAATATTGTCTATACAGACAAAACAATTAATCAGTTTTTAGGAATTTCTACTACAGGTTCACAATCAATTCAATATGATATTTCTTATGGTAATGATTGTAGATCAGATGAGATCATTTATGGATATGAAGGTGGTGATACTACAAAAGATAAGATTGAATTAAGGATTACTGGAGTTTTATCTGAATTTATTTCAGAATCTCAAAATAGATTATCTTTAGAGGGTGAAACAATACTTGTTAAGAGTATTGGTGAAAAAATAGAAGATAATGATTTATCCCGTAAACAGATTAATGCAAATTCTTGGATTTATAATACATCTACAGTATCTGAAATAGATGATAGTATTGTAGGTACTAATGGTAAGTTTGATTTAAAATCTAAAATTAATAGAACAAGTTTAAGAGTTGGGGATACTGTTGGAATTACAACAAGAAGTAGTAATCCATTAGATCCAGAATTTAAAACTCCATTTACTGGTGGAGATGCTACTGCCACTGTAAGTGCCATATCAGGTGATGGTTTTGATGTTACGTTATCTGATTCATTCTTTGCAAAAACTGGTGTAGATTATAATTTGCGAAGAGTACTGAATAAAGCATCTTCTACTTCTGATATTACTTTTAAATATGGAAATGATTCATTAACAGCAGATATTCAGAATGTTTATAATGAAAATGATGAATATTTGTATGTTGCTACTAATGGATTACCTTCTTATCCTATTACAAAGGGTCTTGCTAAAGTTGGAATTTCTAGTGCGATTGTAGGAGATACGATTCAGGGATATAATTCAACTACAAGAAAGTATTCGATAATATCTTTTAGCGAATCTAATATTCCTTTCATAACTGGTGATGAAGTATATTATACTCCAGGAACCATTGATGGTACAAATGCTCTTGAGGGAATCTCTGAAGGAGTATACTTTGTACAGAATGTAGATTTTAACAAAATTAAATTATATACATCAGCATCTTCTTTAGCAAATCCTTCTAGTACTAGTGTTGAATTTACTGTTAAGGATATTACAGGTTCAGTATTTGTACCTCATACGTTTACCTTATTAAGACATTATAACCAACAACTTCATTCACAAGAACTACTTAAAAAGTATCCTATAGATGCTAATTTACAAACAGGAAGGGGTACAAAGACTCTTCCTGGTCCTATAGGAATGATGATTAATGGTGTAGAAATTGAAAACTACAAATCATCAGATAGTGTCTTTTATGGACCATTAGAGAAATTTTCTGTTATTACTGGTGGTGAAGGTTATGATATAATTAATCCACCTTCATTAGAAATTGAAGCAGGTGCTGGAACAACTGCATTAGTTCGTCCAGTTATATCTGGACATCTTAGAGAAATTCAAGTTGATCCACAAAATTTTGACATTGAAGATGTTCTTTCGGTAAGAATTACTGGTGGTAATGGTGGTAAAACTATACTAAGACCTGTAATTAAAAAAAGAAATAGAGTATTAGAATTTGATGGTAGACTTATAGGTAATGGTGGTGATGTTGATACTGTTAATGAAACTCTTAGATTTTCAAATGATCATAATTTAGAAAGTGGTCAAGCACTAGTTTATAATAGAAATGGTTTCCCTGCATTGGGAATTGGTACCTTTAAAGGAAGTGATGCTGCTGATTATGAAACATTAGAAGATGGTGCAGTATATTATCCTCAAGTTCTTGGAATAAGTAGTATTTTTCTTTATAAAGATGAATCTGATTATAATGCTGGAATTAATACAATAGGATTTACTAATGTAGCAAAAACAGGAATTCATAAGTTTACACTTAAGAATGCTAAAAATACTTTAAATTCTATTGCTATAGTAGATCCAGGTGATTTATTTGTAAACAGAAAAATTTATGTTAAGTCTACAGGTATTTCCACTTATACGGATACTATTATTTTTGAAAATCATGGATTTGAGGATGGAGAATCTATAGTTTACTCTGGTGGAGAAACTGCTGATATTACAGGATTATCTACTTCAATTGAATATAAGGTAATTAAGTTAGATAATGATTCATTTAGGATTGCAAATGCTGGAGTAGGTGGAACTATAACAACAAATTATGAGCAGAATAATTATACAAAATTTACAACTAAAGGATCTGGGTTACAAATATTTAATTATCCTGATATTACAGTTACTGCAGAAGTAGTATATTCTGCTGGTATAACAACTGAAACTGTTAAATTAACTCCTGTTATTGATGGACAAATAATAGATGCTTTCCTTTATGAAGAAGGAACATCGTATGGTACTGAGGGTTTAATAAATTATCATAATAGACCAGAAATAACTTTAAAAAATGGTATTGGTAGAGCAGATAAAGATATTACTCCTGCTATAGTTCCTATTATTGAAAATGGAAAAGTTGTAAAGATTAGAATTGATTCTGGTGGAGATGAGTATTATTCTACTCCTAATCTATCAGTAGAAGGTGATGGATATAGTGCTAAGATAAGACCTATTATTGATAGAAATGTAGGATCAGATACTTACTTAAAAATAGTTGATACTGTAATACTTAACGGAGGATCAGGATATAGTACAAGTAAAACTTCAATTAAAGTTACTCCTGCAGGAAAGGATGCGATATTTGATACAGATATCCGAAAATTATCATTATGTGGAATACAATCAACAAGACCATATAATGTAAGATATACTGATGAAGTCATTACACAGTCTGTACATGGTCTCAGATACGCTGTAGTAGGTTATTCTACTGATGTAGGTAAAGAATACTTTGGAGATCTTACAGGAGGTCACTCGCCTATTATAGGATGGGCTTATGATGGTAATCCAATATATGGACCTTATGGATATACAGATGCTTTTGATAATTCTACCGTTAGTCTTTTAAGACCAAGTTATAGTTTAGATATTTCTAAAGTTGAAAATAGACCAGGAATAACAACTTTTGCTGCAGGAACTTTTGCCGAGGATTATTCTTATGATGCTTCTGGAGATTTGGATGAACATAATGGTAGATATTGTATAACACCACAATATCCTGATGGTGTATATGCTTATTTTGTGGGTGTTAATACTGCTTCCACTGGAAAATTAGAACCAGTTTTCCCATATTTTATTGGACATACTTATAGATCACTTCCTGTAGTTTTAGATTCAGAAGATAAACTTACACAATCATTTGATTTTAATTCTTCAGATTTAGTTAGAAATACCTTCCCATATAAAGCATCTGATAAATTCTCATCAACATACTTTATAGAATCGGATGATATCGTTACACAATCTTCAATTGTAGAAGCAGTTTCTCAAGGGGATGTAGAATCTCTTGATATCATAAAATCTGGAGATAATTACAAAGCTGGTGATAGTTTAGTCTTTGATGACACAGGAACTAACGGAAATGGTTTAAGTGCTATTGTTAAAACTGTAGAAAGTCCAGAGTTATCGGTTATTGAAACTGAATATACTTCATTTACTGGTGTTCAGTTTACATGGAAAGATGCTAATAAAATATCTGCATACTTTACAGAACCTTCTGAGTTAGCAATTAATACACCTATTATAGTTTCTGGATTATCAACTGCAATTAAAAATCTTGATGGAAATCATATACTTGGGATTACTACTGCAAATACAGTTCTTTATAAAGAAGTTGCTTTAAATGGAACTGCAGGAATTATAACTGATATTTACGTTGGTAGAACTTCTGATTTAATTTCTGTTGGTAGTACTATTGGTATAGGTACAGAAACATTATCAGTTCTTAATAAGTTTGAAGATAGAAATATTTTAAGAGTTAAGAGAGGTGTTACTGGAACTGCACATACAGTTTCTACTGAAGTTAAGTTAATACCAAGAACTATTACATTACCAATAAAAACTGATTACTTTGTATCCAAGTTAGATGATGTTGTTTACTTCAATCCTAAACAGTCTTTTGGTTTAGGTGGAGTTGCTGGAGTATCCACTTCAGTATATGTTTCTGTAGGGGAAACTGCTAGTCAAGTTTCTGTTCCTACTCAAAGTCTTTACTTACCAAAGCATCCATTTAAGACTGGTCAATTAATAACTCTTACAAAAGCAGCTAGTGGTGGTAATATTGGTGTTTCAACAGATGGAAGTGTTGTTGCTGGATATAGTATACCTATTTCTGGAACTAGTCAGGATCTTTATGTTATTAATAAATCCGAAGATTATATTGGAATAACAACTCAACTTTCAGATTTAAGATCTACAACTGGAAACCTTGCAGGTGGACTATTCTTCTTAAGTGCTACTACTAATAGTTTTGAATATACTTTTGAATCTAATTTGACTCAAGTAACAGGAACAGTTGAAAAAATAGATACAACTGTTTCAGTTTCAACAAATCATAATCTTTTAGGTAATGATGTTATTACACTATCATTAAAACCTGATCAATCAGTTGGTATTGGTACTTCAGCAGGAGTTACATTAAAGTATAATGCATTAACAGAAAAATTATTAGTTAATCCTGTATTATTCACTTCTGCTGGTGTTAATACATCTACAGACATTTTAACTATAAATTCTCACCACTTTAAAACTGGTGATAAGGTATTTTACAGTGCTGGTATTGGTGTCACGGATTTTGAAACAATTGAAGGGGTAACTACTAATTCATCTTATTTTGTCTATAGAATAGATGATAATAATATTCAATTAGCGGATACTTATTATGATGCTACAAAATATCCACCACAGATCAAGAGTTTAGTATCTGTTGGTGGTACTGCACAAGAATTATCATCAATAAATCCACAAATTCATGTTGTTAGGGATAATGATTTAGTATTTGATGTTTCAGATACATCTTTATCTGGATATGAATTTAATTTATACTATGATTCTGATTTTGGTAATAAATTTGTATCTATTGGAAGTTCCTCTGTAATTAGTGTTGCTAGAGATGGTACTGTAGGTAGTGGAGTAACAGCTACTGTTACATTAAAATATAATAAAGACAATCCATTAAATTTATTCTACAATTTAGAAAAATCTGGATTTATTAGTACTTCAGACATTGATGTTAAGAATGGATCTAAGATCCTTTATACTAATAGTGATTATGAAGGTACCTATTCAGTTGCTGGTATTGGAAGCACTACTTTTACTATCCAATTAGATAAAAAACCAGAATCTCTTCGCTACGATTCTTCAACTACAGATACCTTTAAATATTCTACAAATTCATCAACAGCAAGAGGACCTTTAAGTGAACTTAAAATAAATTTTGCTGGAGTAGGATACAAGCAAATGCCAAAATTTGTAAGTATTGCTTCTACTCAGGGAACAAATGCTGAAGTATTACCTAGATCTTCTACTGCTAATCAAATAAAAGGTGTTACTATTAATAATATTGGTTTTGAATATGCTTCAGATAAAACTTTATTACCTGTAGCAAGATTATCTCCAGTTATTTCACTAAAAGATTATGGTGTACTTAAGAGTTTAGAGGTTGTTAATGGTGGTAAAGGATTTCTTTCTAATCCTACAATAGTCGTAATTGATAAAATTACTAGAGAAGTTAATACTTCTGGATATTTACAACCAAATGTAAGTCCATCAACACAGTCTATTGAAAGTATTGATATTATATCTGCACCTAAAGGATTAAATATTCCCGAATTAATAACTGTTGATAATACAAATGGCGTTTCTGTTACTAATGTAGCAATTGGTGATACTATAGTAACAGATACTAAAAGTGGAATTGTAACAGTTACTTTAGGAACTCCAATAGTTGGATTTACAACAGCTCCATTTAAAATAGGTGATGAATTTTTTGTAGAAGGATTTGAAAATGAGTATGGAAATACTTTTAACTCAGCATCTAATGGATATAAGTTCTTTACTGTAACTAACACTTATATAAGTAAACCATCATCATTAACTCTCAATCCTTATCAGTTTGAATTTAATATTAAGGATATTGCAAATAATCCAGGACTTACTAAAACAAATCAAACTTTTGCTAGTGTTGTTAATAAGAATAAACTTCCTGAATTTACGCTTGTTCAAGAAGCAGCACCATTTATTGAAGGTGAAACTATCTTAGTAATGGATGCTGATAAAATATATCAAGATGTTGGTCTTAAATTAGATAAAATATCTAATGATTATGTTAAATTGGTTGGTCAATATGATCTTAAGGTAAATGATAAAATTAAAGGAACATATACTGGATCCCTAGCTTCTATTAATACTTTATATGCAAATACAGGTGAATTTAAAGTTGATTATTCATCTAAGAAAACTAAGGGTTGGTTTAATAATGTTGGAAAATTGGATGAAGACTATCAGGTTATTCCAGATAATGATTATTATCAAAATTTATCATATACTATTCAAAGTCCAATCGAATATAAAAAATTAGTAAGTCCAGTTAATAGATTACTTCATACTGCAGGATTAAAGAATTTTGCTGATACTGGTATTACTTCTACTTCATCTTCTGGATTATCAACTGCAGTTGATGCAACAACAATAACTCGTGATTTAACCTCTGATAGAAGAGTTGATATTATTAATAATTTTGATTTAGTAGCTGATGTTGATACTCTTACAAATCCAGAGAGATCAAAATATATTAGATTTAGTACTAAAGAACTTGTAAATTACTTTAAGTGTGAGACTAATAATGTTTTAGAAATTGATAATATA